ATGAAAACAACAGAATTTGACGCGCTGACCGGCATCACGACAACGGTTCACGACGATGGCGAGCGGGTGACGTTCCAGAAAACCTACGACGCACAGCCACTACTCGATGTAGCTGCAGAAATGCGGGCTAACACTGCTGGTGAGCGGTGGGGGGAGCTGCGGCATGTCGGATTTATTCCGATGGCCGAGTTGGGAACCATGCTGCGGCAGGATGGCCGAGTCGACAAGCAACGCGCCATGGAATGGCTACGCAAAAACCCAAAGCTGGTGACGTTTGACAAGGTGCTGCTGTGACCAATTACACCGATTTGCTCGCGTCCGTCGCCATGTGGATGCACCGCGCAGACCTGACCGGCCAGATTCCGGATTTTATCGCACTGGCAGAAGCGGAATTTAACCGCCGATTGCGGGTGCGAGACATGGAAACGGACATTGCAAGCACGGCGCTAGTGTCGGGGGAGTACACGTTGCCGGCTGATTTCGAGGCGATGAAATACCTTAGAGCCGATACTAGCCCGCCGCAAACGCTATTACTGACGACGCAAGAGTACTTGGCAGACAAGCCAGACCAGGCCGGAACGCCGCTTTATTTCGCCATATCTGGCACCAAGGCAATCTGCAGGCCGACTAGCGGCAGCATCAAGGGCGTGTATTTCGCCAAGATACCGGCGCTTACCAGCACAAACACAACCAACTGGCTAATGACAAAACACCCGGATTTGTACCTGTTCGGCGTGATTGCGCAGGCATGCGTCTATACCCGCGATGCCCAGCTTGAGGCGGCAATGAGTCAGCGTGTAGACCGCCTGATTGCATCCATCAACAGCGACAGCAAGGCCGCCGAGATATCCGGCGGGCCGCTCACAGTGAGAATCAGATAATGGCAACATATGCAGAACGATCCGCGCTGGTGACAGATTCGGTGTTTTTAAGCCGAATCCAGATGGCGTTATGGGTAGCGGCCACCGACGTGCTTAATGAGCCTGCTGGCACGCCGAAGCATGACAAGCGCTTGGATTGGGCAAAGGGGACGTTAAAAGCCTCCGTCGCAGACAACATGCGAGAAGTTGCTGTGAGGGTTTTGGCTAATCCTACTGTTGGTGCGGCTGGTGCGCTTGCGCAAGATTCTGACATCCAGTTTGTTGTTAATGGCCTTATTGATACTTTCATTGACAAAAAATGATCCCGCTAAAGAGTTTCACGCCTGACATTGACCCGTCCACGCCGGGTGCGGTGCTCGAATGCTCGAACATGATCCCGACGCTAAAGGGATTGGCTGGCGCTCCGTCGCTGGTTGATTCCGGCTATGCAGCGCTCAGCGAATCCAGTAAAGGCGCAGCGCTGTGCGTAAAACTGGATGGCACAAATCGCTCATTTGTCGGCACGTCCACCAAAATATGGGAGGCGGTCGGCGGCTCTTGGACGGATCGCACCAGAGCTGTCGGCGGCGCTTATTCGGCATCGTCTGATGATGTGCGTTGGCGCTTTGCGCAGTTTGGCGATACATCGCTTGCCGTACAAAAAGCCGATTTTTTGCAGTACAGCAACAGCGGCGCCTTTGCCAATGTGACCGCACCAAAGGCGGCCTGCATTGAAACGGTGGCCGGGTTTGTCATGCTTGCAAACTGCAACGATACCGGCGCGGGATTGGGTACAGCATACGGCGACCAGACTAACCGCTGGTGGTGTAGCGCATATAACGACTATTCGTCGTGGACGCCATCGGTCACTACACAGGCAACAACCGGGCTGCTAGTTGATAGTCCTGGCGCAATTACCGGCCTGAAACAGCTCGGCTCTGATGTTGTCGTCTATAAATCCCGCTCGATGTATATTGGCAGCTACGTCGGCGCTCCGGTTGTCTGGCAATGGGCGCTAATCCCCGGCGAGGTGGGCTGTGCATCGCAGGATGCGGTTGTCTCGATTGGTTCGGCTCATTTGTTTGTCGGCTATGAGGATTTCTACTTGTTCGACGGCACCAGGCCTGTGCCTATTGGCGCGCCTGTTCGTGAGTGGTTTTTTGCCAACCTGAATAAGCCATACCGCTATCGCATTGCCGCATTACATGACCTGCAGAACAGTCGTGTGTGGTGGTTTTACCCATCGACATCCAGCAGCAGCGGCTCACCTGACAAGGCGATTATCTACAACTACAAATCGCAGACTTGGGGCGCGGCCAGCTACGGCATTGAGTCCGCCGTAGACTTTGTGTCGTCTGGCGTCACTTACGCCAACATTGGCAACTATTGGGCTGATTATGCCGGACTGCCGTCGATCAGCTACGATTCGCCCTTCTGGTCTGCGTCTAATCAGATCATGACAGTGTTCCAGACAGATCATAAGCCGTGGTATCTGACTGGCGCATCAACCAACAGCAGCATAACAACCGGCGATGTTGGTGATGATTACCAGTTTAGTTTGCTGCGACAGGCCAAGCTGCGCTATCAGATGGCGCCAACATCGGCGGCCATGACCAACTATTACAAGTTACTGTCTGGAATCTCGCTAACGCAGGGCGCGACCATTGCGGAAACGTCGGGGCGGTTTGATGTGCTGTGTTCGTCGCGCTGGCATCGGCTGAAGTTTGATTTCACCGGGCCGGTAGAGGTTATCGGCATGACACTGGATGCGGTCAACGATGGCACAGAATAAAGTCTCAGAGAACCCGCGTATTACCTTTACTCAGCAAGGACTATCCGACCTTTACAGCCTGCTGCGCTCGTTCGGACAATCAATCAACCGTTACGCTGACGGCTATCTGTCGTCTGTGGTGGCGGTATCGGCCAACTACACCTGCACAATCAATGACGGCATTGTCATGGTGACAACCGGCGGAACGGGTAAAACCATTACCCTGCCTGCTGCTAATCAGGCCAAGGAAAAGGTAATCATTGTTGTCAAATGCGATACCGCAGCGGCAACCATTACCGTTCAGGCGGCATCAGGAAACATCAACGGCGCGGCCAGCACAACGGTAACGGGCAGTTATGGCGTAAAGCAGTTTGCCAGCGATGGGAGTAATTATTTTGTCGTCAGCGCGTCTTGATTATGTCCATCCAGACCGGCTGGATGATGTGTGGGGCTACGTCAAAACCGGGTTAATTACCGTGCTCTGCAAAACCCGCGAGCGATGGCGTATCGATGACGTCAGGCGCGATATTGAGCAACACAAAGCGCAATTATTCATGGCCGTGGATGGCGACATCTGCGGCTTTTTTATTGTCGAAAAACTGCCTGATTGCCTATGGGTGAGCGTGGCGAACCTGGAAAACGCGGGCGCATTCGTTGGTGAGTTGCGGAATCTGGCAGAGGCATCAGGAAGTCAGCGAATTGCCTTTGCATCGACTCGCAACGGATGGGCAAGACGCTTGCACGGATTTAAACCGGCGGCGGTTATTTACGAAATGGAGCTTATCTAATGGGCAAACTTGCGGGGGCAATGGGTTTTTCGGGGTCAAAAGAAAAAGAACAATCAAGGCAGGATGCGCCAGACTGGGCGCGCGGTTATATGTCCGATGTTGCGGATAGAGCGAGCGAAGAATTACAGCGCGGCTATACGCCCTACACCGGCCAGCGCCAACAGGGCTTTAATCAGGATCAGCAAGGCGCATTTGACCTATACCGTCAGCAATCGCAAGGCTCGCCGGAATTTAACGCCGGCAGCAATGCCTTGCAATCGACGCTAGGCCAGCAAGGGCCGGCTAATCCGTTTTATGGCCGTTACACGCCACAGCTACGGGTTGACAACCTTGCGACGGTGAATAACCCCTATTTGCTGGCAAACAGTCCTAACGCCAGCAACAGCTATATCGGCGCGACATCAAAAGGCGTCACAGGTGCGCCGTCGGTGCTGGATTACGCAATGAAGGGACAAGCCAATAATCCTTATATTGGCATGACCACAAAAGGCATTACAGATGTGCCGATCGTAAGCACTGGCAGCAATGGCTTATTGGGCATGAACAACCCATACCTGACCAGCGCCATCGACAACGCCGCAGGTGATATCAGCCGAAACTACAACCTGACAACTGCACCACAGCTCGACAGCATGGCGCGTGCGTCTGGATCGTTCGGCAATACCGGCGTCGATCAAATGCGGCTAGAGAGCCAGCGCAATCTGGCAAAAGAGATCGGCAACGCAGCAACCGGAATGCGAATGCAGGACTACAACCTGCAAGCCAATCTTGGCGAGCAAGACCTCAACCGCAAGTTGCAAGTCGGTCAGCTCAACGCAGGCAATACGATGGATGCACAGCGGTTTAATGCAGGCCTGCAATCGCAGGATATTGGACGCAATCTGGCAGGATATGCAGCACAAAATAGCCAGAATTTCGGCAACGTACTGGATGCGGCTAAGTTCGATGCGGCAAACGCGCTCAATAGCCAGCAATTTAACGCCAGCTTGGGCAATAACGACATCACCCGCAATTCGAACCTGCTGCAGGATTTGGCCAAGTTCAATGTCGGCAATCAGGTTGGCGATGTGCGACAGTTGCAGAACCTGACCAACAACAATATGCAGTTCAATGCCGCGAATAGCAACGATTTCGCCAAGTTCAACGCTGGCAACTATGCCAACGATCTAAGTCGGAACGCGAACCTTTACGAAAACTGGAACGGCAGCCGAAACGGCCTATTGGGTCAGGCGCTGAACTACGACTCGCAGCGCAACGCCAACGCTGGCGGCCTGCTCGACATCGGCAATCGCCAGCAGAACTACGGACAGACAGGACTGGATCAGCAGTATCAGGATTGGATTGACCAGCAGAACTGGAACAAAAACAACCTTAATTGGGGCGCAAACCTGCTTGCGCAGTTGACTCGCGGGTATGGTGAGGGCAACGGGTCGCGCTCCAGCTTCGGCTGGGATGCGCGGATGGGTGGGGAAATGGGGCCTAATTCTGGTGGAGGGGTGAGATAATGGGTCTTTTGGATATGTCGCCTGACGATTACGTCAAACAGGCAACGCAATACGGGTTTGGCGATTACTTCATGGGCCGCCCGATGAAGTCGCAGGCCGAAGCGCTGCTGGAATATCAGAAACTGCAGGCTAACAAGATGGCGCTGGAAGATGCGCAGCGCCAGTCTGAGCAATCTAGGTTGACGGCGCAACAGCAGCAGCAGTATCTAGGTTCTCTGCGCCAGGCATCGCCCGGTGTGTCGCCAGATAGCGCCCTGCTGCAAGGCGCCCAGCTTGGCGATATTGGCCCGACAATCAGCAATCAAAACCGCATCGCAGCGCCCGACCCCGGCAAGGCATTTAACCCGATGGACGCTATCCGAAACGGGTTTGACCTGAAGTCGGCAAAAGAACTTGCAGAATCGGCCAATTGGGGCCGGGCCAAGGTTAACCACTTTCAAGACATCCGCGGGCCGAACGGGGTACAGGTCACAGGCTTTAACGAATACGGAGATCCAGTACAGACCGGCCAAACCCCATGGAAAGCGCCAGAGAAAATGGACTTGGGCGGGTCGGTGCAAATGTATGACCCAGTAACCGGCGCAATAACCGGCAAATTTGGCAAGAGCATGACGCCGGGCGAGGCAGCAAGTAATGCGGTTGCGTGGGCAAATAATCGTCTTTCCGGAGAGCGACTAGCATTCGACAAATCTCAGTCTGGACCTACTGGTATCAGTAAGGCGCCAGCCGGATATCGCTGGAAGCCTGATGGATCGCTTGAGCCAATCCCCGGCGGCCCGCAAGACTTGAAGGCAGGAAGCCAGAGCGCAAAACAGGCTGACGCCAAAGACGTGCTTTCGTTGCTTGACATGGCCGAACCACTGGTCAAAAAGGCCACTGGAAGCTATGCGGGTGCTGGAGCGGATATGGCCGCCAACGTTTTTGGATTCAGTACCGAAGGCGCCAACGCGGCATCGCAACTGCAGGCGCTGGAGGGCATGTTGGTAAGCAAAATGCCGAAGATGAGCGGCCCTCAGTCTGACAAAGATGTGTTGCTATATAAGCAGATGGCGGGACAAATCGGCGACCCGACTGTTCCTGCAACTCGCAAGCAAGCGGCAATGCAGACAATTCGCCAGATAAATGAGCGCTATGCCGGAATCGAGCCAAAGCAACAGACATCCAATGCACCGCGTTCTAAGTTCTTCAATGTTGGCGGCAAACAGATGGCCGGTCAGCTTGGTGCCGATGGAAACTATTATGTAACCCAGAACGGCAAGCGATACAGAATCGAGGAATAAATGGCAAAACTGGTATTGGTAGACGATGAGTCGTCTACACAAAAAAGCTATCGCCTCGTTCCTGTGGACGATGCGCCGCAAAAGCCTATTGGTGCGCGTCTGAATGATGCAATTGCAGACGTTCCGCGCCAGCTTGGACTGACAGCCAGGTATGGCGTAGAGGGCGTTGCAAGCATCCCGGCGATGCTGGCTAATGCACCGGCTGCGCTATACAACAAGGCAGCGGACGCAGTGCAGGGCGATGGCAACGGTTACAGATTCCCAGAGCAAGCAAGCAATGTATCTTCGCTGCTGGACAAAGTTGGACTGCCACGACCAGCAAACGCAACAGAGCGCGTTGTTGGAGATGTATCTCGCGCTGTTGCTGGCACTGGTGGGCTGCTAAAAGCGGCTCAGGCAACGGCGCCACTGCTGACAGGCACAAGCAAGGTCGTCGCAACAAATCTGGAATCCAACCCGCTGCAACAGCTTGTTGGAGCCGGTACGGGCGCAGCGGCAGGCGGACAGGTTCGCGAAGCTGGCGGCAATGCGGGATCACAGTTTGTCGCTTCTTTGGCTGGCGGCTTGGCTGGCGCTGGCGCAACATCGCTGGCCCAGAAGGGCGCAGCCGCTGTGCAGCGAGTTGTAAACAGACCGCCAGCAGTTGATAACGCAACTGTTGACATCACGCTCAACAACATCCTGAGCGATGGAGGCGTTCCGCTATCTCAGGTTGCGCCTTCAGTCCGTGCTCAGATGGCAGAAGAGGTTAAGCGTGCGATGCAAGCAGGGCAGAAGGTAAACCCTGACGTTATCCGCCGCCTCGCGGATTACTCGGCAGTTGGCGCAACACCAACACGCGGAACAGTGACGCTTGATCCTGTGCTGGTTACGCAAGAGAAGAACCTAGCCAAGATCGGTGCAAACAGCAAAGACCAACGATTGCAGCAATTGGCGCAAAACCAGTACCAGAACAACGCAACGCTGATCGATGGATTAAACAAGCTAGGCGCAAGCGGAATTGATCCATTGACGGCAGGTCAGCGCGTTATGAGTGCGGTAGAGAACAGGCTTGGTGCGTCGAAAGCCGTGCAGAGCGGACTTTATCAGCAGGCGCGTGATGCTGCTGGTCGTGACGTTCCGCTGGATCGGTCGGCGTTCGTAAATCAAGCATTCGATAATCTGGCAAAGTCGAACAAGGGAGCTTTCCTGCCTGGAGAAATCGAGACAATGCTCAACCAGATCAGCGGTGGCGTGGTAACTCGCGGCGGAAAGCAATACCCGGTTCCGTTTGATGTGAACACGATTGATTCGCTGAAAACAACACTGGCGAATGCCAGTCGCGGAGCTAAGGACGGGAACGTACGCGCAGCTATTGCTGATGTTCGCAACGCGCTCGAGAACACACCGCTTAGCTCAAGCAACGCCACCGCAACAGGATCAACGCTTCCGGTATCGCCGCAACTAGGCGCGGCCTTGAATGCGGCAGGAAACGACATTCCACAGCAGGCAATGGATGCATTCAACCTTGCTCGCCGTCACACGCGGGCAATGAATAGCTGGCTGGACTCGTCGCAGGGGCTGCGTGCTGTTGCTGATGGCGTAGAGCCGGACAAGTTCGTTCAGCAGTACATCATCGGACAAGGCGAGAAGGCGAATTTCGCGGACGTTAAAAACCTGTTCAACACCATCAGGCGCGATCCGCAATCGATGGAGGCTGCGCGACAAAGCGTGATGACGTTCCTTAAGGGCAAGGCATTGAACGGCGCAGCAGATGAAGTTGGGAGCTTTTCTCCATCGGCTTACAACAAGGCGCTGCAGCAGATCGGTGATTTTAAGCTGCGGCTGATGTTTGACTCGGATGAATTGGCGCAGATGAAGGCAATCGGCAGGGTTGCAAGCTACGAGACATTCCAGCCGCGTGGATCGGCAGTAAACAACAGCAACACCGCATCAGGCATTGCCGGATTGGTGGAACGTATCGCAGACAATCCGCTGGTTAGCAAAATCCCGTTTGGCCGGCAGATGGTTGCAGAGCCTGGCGCAAACATCGCCGCATCGTTGCGTATCAAGCAGGCGATGAATCCAGCGTCGGCAATCGTCATGCCGCAACAGGTAACAGCCAATCCGAAATCCGTTCCGGTTTGGATGTTGCCGGGATTGCTTGCGCCGCAGCAGGGGAATTAACGCTTTCTGTTACTCCACCACGCCCAAATGATGGCCGCGCATATCGTGCCAGCCTGAATTGGATCAATAAAGAACATAAGCCCTCCAAGTGAGGGCTTTATTTTTGCACAAAGGCCCCGCAATGGCATCAGACATTAGCAATAATATCGCGTCGTGGTCTACAACCGACGCCAGCAATCAACCAGACAACACGGACGTGCTTGGGCCAAACATTTTGGCCGAAAACCTGCGGGCGATTCAATCGGCCATCCGAGCCGACTCTGCAGCAAGTAATAGCATCGCCTCGGCGTCTACAACAGACCTGTCTACGCTGCGCGAGGGCGTTATTACGGTGACCGGCGTCACGACAATCACGGCATTCGGCACGGTTGCAGCGGGCGTTAAAAAGTGGCTTGTGTTCGCTAGTGCGCTGACACTGACGCATAACGCAACGTCGCTTATCTTGCCGGGCGCTGCCAACATCACCACGGCGGCTGGCGATGCCTGCTGCATGTTGTCGCTAGGATCAGGCAATTGGCGATGCCTTGCCTACAGCCGCGCCAGTGGTACAGCGCTGGTAACTGGTGGCGCATCGTTTCAGGCGCCGGATGGTTCGTTGGGTGCGCCGTCTTATACCTACACCAACGAAACCACGCTTGGTTGGTATCGATACGGATCGGCACGATTCGCCGCCACATCCAGCGCGGCAAGCACGGAACCGCCGATACTGGTTAACCTTGGCAGCGGCCTCGGTGCTGGCGACAGTGCGTTACTGGTCGAAAACCGCACGTCCATCGGCACTAATGGCGGGCTGATGCGGGCAGAGAATCCAAGCGCGGCCAGCAGCTCGCCAAACAACATGCTAACGCTTGAAAATAAACGCTCCGGCGATAACTGCGCCGGGGCAATGCTTATTATTCGCGGGGCTGCGCCGGGCGATGCCAATCTGGCGATTGGCGTCACATCCAACACTGCCGGATCGGCAGATGCCGAGTTCAAGGTCACTATGGCCGGGGCTGTATCAAGCGACGGCGGAACGGCGATGACCACGCCGGCAGATTACGCCGAGATGTTCGAGTGGGAAGACGGCAACCCAGGAAATGAAGATCGAGTTGGGTTTTCTGTTGCGCTGGTAGGGGAAAAAATCAAAATTGCCGAAGCAGGCGAAGATCCGATTGGTGTTGTGTCCGGGAATCCGGCTGTGCTCGCAGACTCAGGCGAAACGCGATGGGTGGATAAATACCTGCGCGATGAATTCAACCGCCAGATCGTTGATGTTAATGGTCGCCGGGTATTAAACCCGGACTACGACGAAAGTCATGTGTATGTCCCTCGCTCGTGCAGGCCGGAGTGGTCGCCGGTAGGGTTGGTCGGGAAACTCCGTCTGCGGAAGGGGCAGCAGGTGGCGTCTACGTGGCGAAAGATGCGCGACATTTCGGAATCTGTCGAGGAGTGGCTTGTTAAATGACGCCCGTCGACCGCCGAAAGCCATCAGTACATCTAACCGATGAACAAATCGAGGAGATTGCAGAGCGGGCGGCCAAAAAAGCCGTCGAGCAAATGACAAACCAGATTTATATGGAGGTCGGGAAGGGCGTAGTTAAAAAAGCGCTATACCTGCTTGGCGCTTTTATTGTAGGCGCTGGCATATGGGCGAAGGCTAAAGGGTGGATATCATGAGCTTCGAAACCGCATTCAGCTTCACTCTCGGCCACGAGGGCGGCTACGTCAACGACAGCCACGACCCCGGACTTGAAACCAAATACGGCATCAGCAAGCGCAGTTACCCGGCGGTTGACATCAAATCACTGACGCTGGAGCAGGCCAAGGCCATCTACCAGCGCGACTACTGGCAGGCCGCCAGCTGCGAGCGCATGCCGCCTAAAATCGCCATTGCAGTGTTTGATTCGGCGGTGCATCACGGGCCGACGACCGCGATCAAGCTGCTGCAGCGGGCGCTGAGAGTGGCGGACGATGGCGAATACGGCCGCATCACTCACGGCACGCTGCAGAGCCGCGACTGCAACGAAACGCTGGAGCTACTGCTGGCGCAACGTGCCATCTACCTGACAACCTGCCCGGCGTGGCCGACCTACAAGCTCGGCTGGCTCAAGCGGCTGTTTAACCTGGCCCGGAGTAATTTTGCATGAGCCCGCTACTGCTTGGCCCGCTGCTTGATCTGGTCGGCAAAATCTCTGACAAAGTCTGGCCTGATCCGGCCAAAAAAATCGAAGCCCAAACCGCGCTGCTGCAGATGCAGCAGTCCGGCGAGCTGGCGATATTGGAAAAACTCGGGCAGAGCGATAACGCACAAGTCGAAGTCAACAAGATCGAAGCCGCCAGTGACGACCGGTTTAAAAGCTACTGGCGCCCGGCGCTGGGCTGGGTCTGCGTCGCCGGGTTTTCGTATCAGCTACTGGCCCGGCCGTTCCTGATCGGCGCCGGGCATGACTACCCGTCGCTGGACATGGAAACGCTCACGGCGCTGACGTTTGGCATGCTGGGGTTGGGTGCGATGCGCACGATCGAACGAATCAAGCGCTGATCAGGCGTACTCAATTGTCACCGCCTGGCCCCGCGCCAAAAGCTCAAGCCGCACCCGCGCCAGCAGCGCCGCATGCGCCGTTACCGGCAGGCCGTGCATGTCTGGCCGGGCCTGCCACAGCGACTCATCGTCTCGGTAGCGATACAGCCGCACCGTCTCCGGAGGCTGACCCTATGCTGATTGGCGCTCGCCTTGCTGGGGTGACGGTCTAGAAACTCTGCAACATGGTGCGGCTTGATTTCTGTCAGGTGCATCCGTCCGAACACCTTGACCAGCACGACGGCACGGTTTCTGCTGTCTCGCTGCCAGCTCTCTGATTTGTCTGCCATGCACTCGGCCATGTAGCGATCAGCAAGCGCTTCAAAATTGCGTTCATCGCTGCCTGCCATTTCCAGTTCAGCCCATTTCAGCTTTGCTTGCGGAAGCGACGATCCAAGGCACGTCCACTTGCGCGGCGCTGTGCTGGTGACGTGGTATACGCATCGCCCTTGCGGTGCATGCGTGGCGGTAAGTCGTGGTTTGCTGTGCGTTTGCGGCCCATTTATAGTCCCCATTCATTTTGAATGGCTCTAATCTGCGTAAGCCAAAAATCACGATAAGCTCGCGCCTCTTTAATAATCCAGTAGTTGTGCTCTGGGAATTGCGAAGTTATGTATTTAGGGTTTAAGCTCATTCTCATTACCCTATATACAAGCTGCCTACATCTAGATTCACTTACGCCTATTTTTGCTCCGGCATCTTTGTATGTTTCGCCAAGAATTACAGAGCGTGCAGCGAAAATCCAGCGAGCACGTTTAACATCCAATGGATTAGGCATCTTTTTATTGGCATTTTTTGAAATGCACTTTTCAGCAACAGATTCTTTTTTATGCCGGTGGTCTGGGTTCCCGCAGTCCCAATATATAACCTCAATCCATGTTTTACGCATGACAGGGTTCATGTTAGCTAGCCTTTCTGATCGCTCCAAAATTAGGCTGATTGCCTGCTGTCTTTGTCGATTCTCCTAGCCTGCGCTCCAAATAACAACGGAGCACTTTTGGCGCTCCGTTTGCATTGGTTTCATGAGGGTATCGATGCTGCGTAAGCCATCGGATCTGGTTTGATTTCCGCTTGGCTCCGGTTAGCTCGATTAGCTCATCATCGGTTAGAAATGTGCTCATTTCAGCGCCTCCAATAACTGATTCATTGCCTGCTCGCTGTTGTGCCGGCCTTT